TGGCATGAGAACCACGGGCGTATTGTCCCCCACGGGCTCGAAACCTAACGGGGAAATGTGGCCTGTAGAGGCAATAAAAAAACTCGGGGACCGTCTGCGGGCATTTAATCAGGGCGCGGGAAATGCCGGTAATGTGCTGATATCGTCCATACCCATGAAAGTGGACGGCCTCGCGCAGAATAACCGCGACATGGATTTTCTAAATCTTCTGAAATTATCCCGTGAATCTATATATAATCTGTACTCCTACCCCCTGCCCCTGGTGCTATCGGATACAATGACCCTGGATAATTACACGGTAGCGCAACAGGCATATTATACTGAGGCCGTCATACCGGTTTTCAGCGAGATTGCCTCCGGTATTATTAACGCCCTCGGTCCGCGGTACGGTTTAACGGGGGCGGTGCAATTAGTATGCTCGACTCAGCATATACACGCTTTACAGGGCGCCCGGTATGCGGCAATGGAACGCCTTAAAAATTCAGAGGTTGTATCAGTTAACGAAATACGCGCGGTGGGTGGTTTTGAAGCCGACCCTTCCGGGGATGTTATACTGGTATCAGGTCAAAAGATGCCCCTTGACGTGGTAGCGGGTCCTGTGACTTTTAATGATACGCCGCCCCCGGCGGTTAATGAAGAAGTGGGGGACGACGAATGACACGGACTCGACAAATAGCAATGGCAGCCCGTGTTAAGTCCCTGACCGAGCGTCGTTTTATCAGGTCCCTCGGTGAGTGGATAAATGAGATTGTAAGCGCTTACCGTATAGGTGCGGCGGTCCCGTCGTCCGATGCCAGTGACGTCCTTTTTTCCGTTTTGCGACGGGAACATTTAAGGGCCTCTGATGCAGTCCTTGGTTTTGACGTGCGGGCCTATAAAGCTGATGATGATATATACAGTGAGGTGGCACGGGGGATATCTGCCGTTATTATTGATGAGATTATACAGAGGGCGCGGCAATCAACTGATGAGATTACACGGACCGCTACAAAATGGATACAGCGGGTATCTGCACTTGCAGCACAAGAGACATGGACACCATTACAGGCAGACGCCGCGTTGGCAAATTATCTTAAAAGTCAGCGGGTTATAATTGCAATGACTGAATCACAGTGGATTGTCGAGGCGTCCCGGAGGGTGTCCGTCCGTGCGGTAACAGACCCGTTGAAAAATTCCGTTGAACAGCTTGCTAATATTTTCGCGGCGGGTGACTTTAACGAGGGCAGAAAGCAGGCGCGAAGGATTGAAAAACTGCTTGGCCTGCCTTTATCCGAGCCGCAGGGCGAGTTGATAGGGTACGTGTCAGATTTAGCCCGGCCTGGGATTGTACGCCCTGAATCGCAGGCCCGCACGGTTGCCCGGTTGATGGAAGGGGCGGAAATGGTGGGGGAAGAGTATAAGGCATGGATACCCGTTGGCGATAATTCAACGCGGGAAACTCATTTACAGGCAGGGGCCCGGTATATTGAAAACCCTATACCGATTGATGAGCCTTTTACCGTTGGCGGGGCGTTGATGCAACACCCCGGTGATGGGTCATTAGGGGCGCCCCTGTCAGAGATTATAAATTGCCGTTGCGCTGTAAGTTATGTGGGGAGGCCAGAAAATGGATAAGCTGAATATTGATTATAATTTTGAAATAAAAGAGACGGACCAGGACGAGAATTATTTCTATTTTTCCGGGTACGGATCTACAAAAGACCTTGACCTGGTTAATGATATCGTCGAGCCCACCGCATTTAATAAATCGTTGAAAAGTAAGCTGCCTGTTATGCTGTGGCAGCATGACCGGTATGAGCCTATTGGTATTTATACCGAGGCGGTCCCGGACGATAAAGGGTTAAAGGTCCGCGGGAAAATGCCCCTTGATGATGATTTTGTAAAAGGGCGCGTTGTACCTCAATTGAAAATCGGGTCCGTTGATGCCCTGTCAATCGGTTTTATCGTAAGAAAGGCCGATTGGGACCATGACAAGGGGATACGAACGATTAAAGAAGCTGACCTTTTAGAGGTGTCCCTTGTTACCTTTCCGGCGAACCCGGAAGCCCGCATAACGGGGTTAAAAGCCCTTGAACGGTGGGCGGAGGGTAAAGGCGTTACCGAAATAAAGCGCGGTGACCTTCCCGCTGGATTTGCGCCCTTGTCTTATTTTTGGGATGAGAAAGAGGCCTCGGGACGAATTAAGAAAAGCGGGGTTGATTATCCTTTGAACGTGGTTGACGTAATAAAGGGCGCGCCGGTTATCGTGCCCCGTGCCGTGTTTACCCTTCGGGCCCTGATTGACGGGGCGAAGGGCGGACGCCAGGCAACGCAGGAAGAAAAAAATATTATTAACGAATTGTATAAAGATATGGAACTGGACGCGCCTTTTACTGATGAAAAAAGCGCGTATTGCTTAACAGAAATCAAGAGTCTGCCCTCCGGGGTGCTCTGTGATGTATTGAGATATAAGACCCTTTCACGGGATGCCGCTAATTTTGTAACGCAGGCCGTACAGACCGCGGCGCGTGGTTATACGTCCGATGAGGCCGACGCTTTTAAGGGTTTCCTTGATGGGTTAAAAAAATTTAGTGAGGTATCATAATGAGTGATGAATTGAGAGCCTCGATTGAAGAGGCGACTAAACTCCTGCACGATACACAGGAAAAATTTACCGCCCTTGAAACCGAGGGCAAGGCGACTTCCGAGGAAGTCGAAAAAATGAAAGAGGACTTTTCAAAGACCGCTGAAAGCATCCAGGAAATGAGCCTGAAAATGGACGCGGAGGAGAAGGCCAGACAGGACCTTGAATTGTCAATTGCCCGTATAGGCGCGGCAGGCAACGAGGCCGGGGGCATAAAATCAAACCCTGAATATAAACAGGCTTTTGACAAATACCTCCGTCATAAGTCCGCAATCGGTGAAGAAGTCGCAGACGAGGAGTTCAAGAATCTGCTTGAATCCGTCGGGGCGTGTGTTTCTGACGATGACATGAGGGCACTGAAGACCATGCTGGTGGGGTCTAACCCTGACGGCGGGTATCTGGCCCCCACGCAGATGATGTCAGAGATTATAAAGCGCCTGTATGAGACCAGCCCCATGCGGTCGATTGCCTCTGTGATTACCACCTCGGCAGAATCCGTTGAATGGGTTATCGACGATAACGACGGATTTACCTCCGGGTGGGTCGGCGAGGTTGAGGACCGGGACGACACCGACACCGGAAAACTCGGCGTCCTGACTATCCCCATCCATGAACAATACGCGATGCCCATGGCGGCACAAAAAATTCTGGACGACGCGATTGTATCAATTGAGCAATGGATAAGCGGGAAAATCGTTGACCGTTTTTCACGGTCAGAAAATACCGCCTTTGTTAATGGTACAGGGATAAAGCAGCCCGTCGGTTTTATGTCCCTTGACGATTGGGCCGCCCTGGGTGCTTACGAAAGAAACGCCCTTGAAACCAGGCAGACCGCCACGGCAACCCTGACGGGTGATGACCTGATAGACCTGCAAACAGACCTGCTTGAGCCTTACCAGGCCAACGCACGTTGGACCATGCATAGAAAAGTTTTTGCCGAGATTATGAAGCTGACTGATACTAACGGTCAATACCTTCTTAACCCGTCAATGCTTTTTGCCGGTCCTTCTGGAATGCAGCTTCTCGGGCGCCCCGTTGTATTTTTCGCTGATATGTCAAATACAATTGACGAGGGCGATTATGCACTTGCATACGGGGACTTTCGTGCCGGGTATACGATAGCGGATCGCCTCGGCATCCGTGTACTGCGTGACCCTTATACACAAAAGGGCGCGGTGAAATTTTACACCACGAAGCGCACCGGCGGCGCGGTGACAAATTTTCAGGCAATCAAGCGACTCAAAATTCTTGAGTCTACTACATAAGAGGGGGTAAAAAATGAGTTTAGAAAGAGACCTTCAATCGGATTTAGCGATATCAGTCCTGACCGCCGTTACCGTTGACGAAGTGGCGGAGCAGAACAGCGATGCGGTGGACACTTTCGGTTTTCGCAACCTGACTTTTGTCTACTGGTGCGGGGACGACTACGCCGAGGGCGACGTTATAGAAATCGGCGCTGAGGAGTCAGCCGACGGCATAACATGGACCGCCCTTGACGATGAAAACCTTCTGCCTGTCCGCAGGCAGGGCGATGACATGGTGCTGGTCAACGGGGCTAATGGTTACCTGCAAACAATGGGCGTTATCAGCGCCGAGCGTTACGTAAGGCCAACCCTTAACTGTACCGCTCTGGCTTCGCAGCAGCTCATTGTTAATATCGGGGCCATTATGGTACCCGAGATTAGAGAGTTTACTGAATGGGACCCCGATGTTGTTAGCGACGGGAACCCGTAAGGGATGAGTATAACGCCGGGGGTTAATCGCCCCCGGCTTATATAAAAAGGTTATGACATGAGTATACGAGGGGCAAGCAAACAGCGGACTATATGCGAGGTGCTGCGGGAGATTAACGACATGCACCAGGGCAACAGCCCGCACGATATAGCGGTAAGAAAAAAATTATCAGAGGCTGAGGACATGGGAAAGCGCATGTCAACGAAGCTGAAAGAGTACAACAAAGATGTATATAAGGGCTGGTGGGAAAAGAATCCTGATTATGAAAAGGATTTAGACCGGCGATTGAAAAAGAAATATATAACGGGTTGAAATGGAAAAAGTAAAAAAATATAGATGGGACGCGATTAAGGAAAGGATGCCCGCCGGTGAAATAGTCGGCGTTGAAGTCGGTGTATGGCGCGGGCAGATGTCTGCAAGGATGCTTAAAGAAATGCCGGGCCTGTTTTTGTACCTGGTTGACAGGTGGTCCCCGCCCCCCTTGGGAGATACCTATTTTCAGGGGTCGATAAAAATAGCGCGTTCGCCTATGTCTGTTTTTACCTCCGCGTATAACGAGACCCGCCGACGTGTTAAACCATACCGGGGCCGTTATAAGATACTCCGGGGCCTGTCCGTTGAAATGGCGGAAAAAGTGCCAGATAAATTATGTGACTTTATTTTTATTGACGGTGATCATTCATACGAAGGATGTAAAGCCGATATTGAGGCCTGGCGGTCAAAGATAAAGCCCGGCGGCTGGCTGTGCGGGCACGATTACGACCACCCGGACCAGGGGGAAGTCAAGCGGGCCGTTGATGAGGCCTTTGGGGATGAAATAGAACTATCATATAACAGAACGTGGTTTATACAGCTATGACCTTTATCACAGTACAATTTGATTATCCGCAGACACGGGGCCTTTACGAGGCGCTTTATAAGGCGCTGAAAAAGTCGATTGAGATAAATTGTCCTGACGCGCGGTTGCATTCGATAACCGTGCCGCCCCCGAAAAATCCGAAGGCATGGCGGG